GAATGACTCTTGCAGGAACGGGTTTTTGATGCCAAAAGTGGCGTCACCGTTACTGCGGCCAGATGGTGCGCCACTACCCTGTGGCTTGGGTTGCTTTTGCATCCAAGCGGGTAGCGTCTTGGCCCACTCGCCAACGGGTGTACGTTGGTAGCCATCGACGACTACCACCGTGCCATCAGGGTCACGCTCAATCTGATCACTGCTCAGCTTGGTTTTGAGCACCAAGTCGGGGTCGTGCACGATGTCCGCCAATGCGGTCACGGCTGGTGTGACCAGCTCCAACTCACGCACACGGGACTCGAGTTCTGCGATGCGCTGGTCCTTTTGCGCCGTCGCCTCACGGTACTGCTGCTCCAAAGCTTGTCTTGCTTCGGAGTATTTTCCTTGCTGCTCAAGTTCGGTTTGTTCAGCTTTACGCTTGAAATCAAGCAGCTCGTCGATGTTGACGCCATCGGGTAGCTTCGGTGATTTCTTTGCTGATCGCAGCTCGGCGATCAACTCTTGATTCTTGCGTTCTAGGGCTTCAACGCTACGTTGCAGCGCTTCAGTGTCACCAGTTGCCGCAGGCTCCTGGATCTGGTTTTCGTCGGACATGCGTATCCCGCAGGGATAGAGTGCGCTCCTACTTTACGCCTTTGCGCTTGCGTTTCTTGGCAGTCTTGGCCGCAGCCTTGAATGCAGCAGCAGATGGCCTGCCCTCTTCACCCTTGCGTGCCATGCGTTCGTTGCTGCCACGCTCAATGCGCTCGCGCTTGGCATTGATGTTGGCGTAAAGCCCAGGTTTCTTCGCCATCACTTACGCTTCCTTGCTTTTCCGGCTTTTGACAGCGCGATTGCCACGGCTTGCTTTTGCGGTTTGCCCTTTTTCATCTCGGTCTTGATGTTGGCTGATACTGCAGCCTGTGACTTGCCCTTCTTTAACGGCATCGCGCCACTCAGTTACTGATGCAAGTTTAGCCATGTCAAGCGTTGCCCAGTACTGGCTGCCGTCATCACGCTGGCATAGCACTGCAGCAATCCAATTGCCGTCAATAAGGGCTTCGACAGGATCACTGACGATCAAGCCATTTTGAAAATGCCTAAGGCTTGGCAGGTCCATATCGTTTGCGGAGCTGCTCTAAGGTTACCTCTGAGCCATCGTCACGCACTAGCTTTGCAATTGCATCGCGTGGGCCGTACTTATTGGCAAGCCGGTTGAAGTACGGCACCTTCTCTGGCCCCAGCGCCTCAGCCTGCACGCTGCGTGGCTGCTTGGCTAGCCACTCGCCATAGCTTTGATTGACCGGCACCTGGCCATCCTTGCTAGCGCGGGTTGCGGTAGTAGACGGCGGTAGGATGTCGGAATCGATGATGGGTACAGTCGTCGAGCGGCAGTTGAAATGCTGTGGCGGCATTGGCCCTTCGCCGTATTCAAACTCACGGCCATCTAATGCACGGCAGATGGCGCTGGTGCGGGTATCAAGCGTGGCGACATAGCGATATTTCTTGGTAATGTCTTGATTGGCCTCGTACACCTGCTGGCTTGCGCTGTTGGCCACTTGATTGATGCTGGTGCGCACTAGGGCCATTACTTGGTTGTCTGCCACGGCAGTCGCCTGGCCACCTGCTGCCACAAGCTGCCCAACAGTTTTAGCTTGCTCGCCAAATTGCAGGCTGCCGATTAACCGCTTGGCAATATCTGGCGTGGTTTCACCCGTTAGCAATCCTTGCCGCACCACCTGCGAAAAACGCTCAGCCTGATCAACGGCAATGCCACGGAATGCTTTGCTGACTACCTCGCCATTAGGCAGCGTGATGGTTGCACCCTGTGCAGCAGTGAGGCTGAATGTCTGCGGTGCGCCTTGCACTGCTGCGAATAAATCGTCCGATAACGCGACTACATTGAGCTGCGTCGGATCAGTAGTTACGACTGACTGCGCAAACTGCGGGCTGATTTCTACGGTATTGACCGCAGTGCGCGCACCAGCCGGCAACGCCTTGCGTAGTTCTTCAGCTACAAATTCAGACTGCAGCTCAGCCAAACCTTGCAACTCTGTGGCCGTTAGCTCCGTGGCATCACCGGCCCATATAGCCAGTGAATCCTTGAGCTGCGCCAAGATGGCGCGCAACCTAGCAGCCTTGACTGGCGCCGCCAAATCATCAATGGCGCGCAGTTGATTGACTGCATCGATAATGATGTCGTTATAGGCATTGATGACACGCCGAGCCACGCTATTGCTATAGCGATTCAGATCAATCGCGTTGCGGTATAGCTTGGCTGGTGTTGTCATTGCATGATGCCCAAGTCTGTTGCGCTATAGCCAGAGCGAATGCTTAAATTAGCGCCATGTTGCAACGCGTCAGTCACAACCTGCGCGAATGCGTCGTACCCATCTTGGCCGTCTTCCATTAGTACTACCTCGTCCACTGCATCGGGCTTGCCATCCTTGTACCAGCTGATGCGGATAATTGCCAGGATTTCATCTGGCAGCACGCTGACGTGATAATCAAGCTCCTGGCGGCGTGGCCTCTTCGGTTCCAACATAATCATCAGATCCACTAGCCGATCGGTCAGCCTGTCCAGCAGGTTGTAGGTCCATTCCCGCATTAGCCGTGGCCTCCAGTTCTTGTTCAACGTCAAAGTCATCGCCTAAGACCTCGCCATCAGACAGTTGCTGCAGCAGGGTTTCTTGGGTGATGGTGCCAGCAGTGTAAAGCTGCAAAAGGCTTGTGATCTCTTGTGGATCCAACCTTGTGCCCATAAAGTCACGATTGACGTAGCAGCTGCCGGCGGCTTCATTCTGGCCAAGGTACTGCGCATGGAACTGCAGGCAGTTGTCGATCATATCCTGCATATTTTGCGCAATCACCATCATGGTGCTGTCACCTTGACTGCGATTGATGCGTTTTGCCTCGGCAGTCTCGGCAGTCAGCTTCTGGCCTAGCACTGCTGATAAACCAAGTTCGTTGATCTGCAATGCAAGCTGCTCTAGCCGCTGGAATTGATACTGAAAACTGGTGCCGCCTGGTTCGATGTACTCAGCGCGACCTTCTGCAGGGAACGCAATAGCTTCACCTGGGCCTGCTGATACCTCCTCGGCGCTAGACGGGAAGCCGTAAAACGCAAGCATTGGCACTGCTGAAATGTGCAGCTGGTTATCAAGGTCAGATTGAATTTGGTAGGTCTTCAGGTTTAGTTCGGCAATATCCTCCAGCGGCGGCCGTGATTCCATAAATCCCACGCGGTTGGCATAGGCAACGCTGAACGGGATCTCACTCAGGCTGGTGCGGCCTTCGTCCACAATGCGGAAGTCGCCCTTGTCATCCTTCTGGTGGATCTGATACTCGCCAGGCGTTAGCACACGCACCTGCTGCACCACCTTCTCGCCGTACAGTCCATCAGGCACGCTGGCTAGTTCCTGTAGGCGCAGCATGGTGAGCCGCTGCTTGCCTTCCTTCGCTTCGGTGCGCCAGCCAAGGATGTCGCGTGGAGTGTAGGTCACCCAATATGGCCTGCCACCGTCAGCAGGTGCATCTACCAGCGTGCCGATGTGGCCGTAACGCACCATCTTGCGTGCGGTCTCATAGGTCCATACGTTGAGGTCATTGCCGTTGAGGTCTACGTCAAACAGCTGCTCACGGATGGTGTCTGATGTATCGATCAACCGCACCGGCTTGCGGGTCAACATTCCAGCCAGCAAGCGCTCAAGGCGTTGGTAGTACGGCGGCACCACGCTGCGCGCAAGGCGGTTGTCGTAGGACTCATCCTGCTCGCGTGGTTCTTGTGGCAGGTAGCGGCGGTGCTTGCGGCGCATCTCATAAGTCCCGCCCAGCAAGTCTTCAATCAGCACCCAATGTGGCTCTTGCGCGTACCACGCAGAGTTTGCATCCTGCACACGGGTGACCTTGCGCTCTGCCGTAGGCCGGTCGTAGTAGTTAAAACCCGTGTACATGTCCTACGTCAAGCTGCAGTCAGTGTAACGCTGTTGCGGGTTACCTTAATTTCAAACTTATCGCCAGGGTTAAAACCCATTTCCTTGACGTACCCTTCGCCAATAGACAGCTTGCCATTGAACTGCACTTTGGTTTTATAGGTCAAGGTGCGACCTGCCTTTTTAGGGCCGGCTAGTGCAATGCCCTTGGCCTCGAGGAGCGCCTCGTAAAACGCGGTGAAGCAAAGCTTCTCGCCTTTGATGTAGCCGCACTCGCGGACCAGCTCGGTCTTGTTGAGATGCCCAGATTCTTTGACTTTCGACAGCAGTTCAGCGCCGGTCAGCATGAGTACAGTTAATGGTTGGCGGATTTAGTATAGCCTAATGCCAGTGCTTCGTCCAGCATTGGCGTGCAGCGGGTTGAACTCACGCCAAATGATGTAGCCAAGCGCATCGTTCATATGGTCGTAGCCTGCATCCTTATCAGGCTCGCCTTTCTCGTTGTAGGACTGTAGCTCAAGGCACTCGATCACCTTGCG